TATTCAACTAAAGTTTCATAGTGTATTCAACTAAAGTTTCATAGTGTATTCAACTAAAGTTTCATAGTGTATTCAACTAAAGTTTCATAGTGTATTCAATTAAAGTTTCATAATGTATACTAGAATATAGAATGGTGGCATATTATTAAAAGGTAATGGTGGATTCCCTCCAATATTAGTGTCACCTTCCCATTTGGAATTTTCGTTATTTCTCCTTTCATTTGTATTTGCTTTTCCTCCAAAAGAAGGCGCTGGCTGCTCATTATTAAAAACATTATTAAAATCATTTCGTCCAATCGTAGTATTGGGTTTATCATATATATGAGAATGATTTGGCATTTCATCTATACTCAATCTTATATCTGCACGACCACTAATATCACCTAATGATCTAATAGTTAAATTTGATCCTTGTCCTTGTCCTAAAATAAATCTTCCTCTTAAATCAGGAGTTCCATTTGAACCATCGCAAACTACCCATCCAGTAGGTACAGTTTCACCTGACCAAGCAAAAATCATACCACTTGGTAAAAGATTAAAACTACCATCAACATTAAAATCTTTAACAGCTAAATTAGAATTTTGACTTAAATCAGTCTTTGATTTTAATCTTAACCAATTATCATTATCTGATACTAATACATGTCTATTTTTAAAATTTATATTACTTGGTATTAGTGTACTATTTGATTGTGTCCTAGTTGTCATGTAGTCTCTTGCTAAATCTCCTAATGTAGCAATAGAATTAGTATCATCAATACCTATAACTGATGGTGATACAGTTGTAAAAGTATCTTTAGTATCTATTTGATTACAAAATAAGCAATAAATTACTATAATTATAATAATTAAAAATATTAAATATTTTTCCATTAATATATATTAGAAAAATTAATATTTTATTTTAAATTATATAAATAAATTGTTTGATTAACATTACCTATTAACTCATCGCGAATATTTAATAAGTCAGAATCAGTAATTTTATCATTTAACAATTCTAAATAAGTACGAATTTGTAATAATAAGTCCATATTACCCTCATCTGATAAAAAAGTTTTTTCCATTTTTATTGAAGTTATAATTGGTTTTACATTATATCTTCCAATAAATATTTCAATAAATTTATCAACATTTTCATCTAATTTTGTTAAAAGTTGTTCTGATGCTTTATGTCTAGCAAAAGAAGTAGTAGACCAATGATATTGTTTTAATATCAGTTGAATAGTAAAAAAAAACTTTACAATTTCATTAATTTTAGTTTGATTATCCATCGTATTAATTAAGATTATAAAAAAATTTAATTAATTTAAATATTTTAAACTATTTTTTTTATAATAAATTTAATAAAAAATTGATATAATTTATTATAAAGTAATAGGAATATAATGTAATATAATGTCAAAAATACTTGTTATTGTCGAATCTCCTGGTAAAATAAAAAAAATTAATGAAATTTTAGGTTCTACATATATTGTTAAAGCTTCATACGGAAACGTCCAAGATTTGGATAAAAAAACGATGTCTATTGATATTGAAAATAATTTTAAACCTTTGTATAATATTTCTCATGATAAATTAAAAGTTGTAAAAGAATTAAAAGATTTAGCTAATGAATGTATAGAAGTTATTTTAGCTTCAGATGAAGATAGAGAAGGAGAAGCAATTGCTGGTAGTTTAAGAGATGTTCTTAAACTAAAAGACCCAAAACGTATTGTTTTCCATGAAATTACTAAAAAAGCAATTACTGAATCTATTACTAATCCTAGAAGTTTAAATCAAAATTTAATTGAAGCTCAACAAACTCGTCGTTTATTAGATCGTCTTATGGGTTATAAAATTAGTCCAATCTTATGGGCTTTTAAAGTAGGTGAAAGTGCTGGACGAGTTCAATCAGTTGTAGTAAAAATTCTAGTAGATAAAGAAAAAGAAATATTGCAAGCTGTTGCTCAACCATTTTTAAAAACTACTGGTGAATTTTCTATTAAAGATACTAAATTTAATGGTGTTTTTAGTTATCAATTTAAAAAGTTAGATGATGGTAAATTATTTTTAGAATCATTAGATAAGACTTGTTCTTATATTGTTTCAAGTGTTGAAAATAAAAAATCAATTCGTAAACCATCTCCTCCTTTTATTACATCTACATTACAACAAGAAGCTTCAACTAAATTAGGATTTCCAGTAAAGAAAACAATGGATGCTGCACAAAAGTTATATGAAGCTGGTTTAATTACCTATATGCGAACAGATTCGACTAACTTATCAGAAGATGCATTAAAAGCGGCTGAACAATATATTAAAACAACATTTGGAAAAGACTATTCTGATCGAAAAACATATACTACTAAAAGTAAAGGAGCTCAAGAAGCTCATGAAGCCATTCGTCCAACATATTTAGAAAAAACAGAAGTTCCTGAAAATATGGAAAAAGAATGTGTTAAATTATATTCTCTAATTTGGAAAAGAACTATTGCATGTCAAATGGCAAATGCTAAATTAAATATTCAAACTATTAATATTGATATTTTAAAGAATAAAGATAGTCTACTTATTTTTTCTAAAAAACAACATTATTTTGTTTCTACATTAGAAAATATCGAATTTGATGGTTTCTTAAAAGTTTATGATAATACGTCTGAAGATGATGAAGCAGTTAAAGGTAAATTAGAAATAAAAGAAAATGATTCCGTTAATATGAATAAAATAAAAATAACTGAAGAATACACTAAATTACCATTACGATATAATGAAGCAGGATTAATTAAATACCTTGAAAAGAATGGTATTGGACGTCCATCTACATATGCATCTATAATTAGTAAAATTATTGATAAAAAATATGTTGAAAGTAAAAATATAGATGGTATTAAAAAAGAATCTCAAATATTAGAACTTTCTGATAAATATAAATTAAAAGAAAGTAAAAAAGAAATTAGTATTGGTAAAGAAAATAATAAATTAGTGCCAACCGATTTAGGAAATAACATTATTGAATTTTTAGTAAAAAATTTTGAACCAATTATGGAAATTAAATTTACTGCTGAATTTGAAGAATATTTAGATATGATTGCAGAAGGTAAAGCTAAATGGCATAATATTTTAAATCAATTCTATCAATTATTTAATCCTATTTGTATAAAACTATCAAAAGAAGTTAAAATAAATCCAACTATTGCAAATGCAGATAAATTACTTGGAATTGATAAATCTACTGGACAAGAAATATTTACTGGTTCTGGAACATATGGAGCATATGTAAAATGTCTTGAAGATAATGAATCAAAAAAATGGAAATATGCTTCAATTAAAGATTCAGAAAATATAAATTTAGAAGATGCTATTAACTTACTAAAATATCCAATAATATTAGGTAAAATAGGAAAAGCCGAATTAACTTTACATAAAGGTCAATTTGGATTTTATATTAAATATGCTAATAAAAACTATTCAATTAAAGATAAAGAAGAAGATAAAATTACATTTGATTATGCAAAAACATTAATTGAATGTGGAGATAAATATGCAATTAAAAGTTTTTCAGTTAAAAATAAAATAATAAATGTAAAGATTGGACAATATGGTCCTTATTTACAAATTATTTCTGGTAAATCAAAATCAAATATACCAATTCCTAATGATTATAAAGCAGAAGTTTTAACTGTAGAAGAAGCTTTAGAAATTATAGCTGATAAAAATGGAACAATAAGTAAACCACCAGCAGATAAAAAATTAACTAAAAAAAATATAGAAATATAAATTTAGTAAAAAATTTATTTATTCATCTGATTTATTTAATTCTTCATCATCATCTTCATTTTTCAGAATATCACAAAAAGTGTCAGAAGTTGCATATTTATAGATTATATAAATATAAGGAAAAAAGATAGCCATTAAGAAACCCAGAAAGTCAAAACCCTCATTACATTTAAAAGAAAGATAAATTGCAAATAATGTTAGGATTAAATGAAAAATAATATATATATATTTTAATGGGTTATAATTATTTTCTTGGGTCTCAGTTGTATTAGAAGGTAATCCACATTCACCTGGTCGACATTCAGGTATTGTTTTTAAATTATCTGCAACAAATGATGTTGGTACTTCTGAATTAAATTTATTTTTATATGTGAATACAAAAGAAGCAGATAATACAGAACCTCCTTCATATAATGTTAGTAAAGTTAAAGAATAAGGAGTATTATTTGTTAAACTAATTGTTGCTATATTTGTTGAGGAATTAAATGATTGTAATATATTATTATTATTTCTTAGCTGATAACCTGTTATATAAGAACTATTTTCTTTAGGTTTATCCCATTCTATAGTAAGTACAGAAGTATCATCATTAAAATTTAGCTTTGTATTAATTGGTCCATCAGGTATTGGTGAATTAGAATTCGGATTATATCCGAAAGACCAAGATAATTCGGTTTTTTCTTCATATAGTGTTAGTAAAGTTAAAAAATAAGGAGTATTTTTTGGTAAACTAATTGTTTCTGTATGTGGTAATGAATTAAATGATTTTAATATATTATTATTATTTCTTAGCTCATAACCTTTTATATAAGAACTATTTTCTATAGGTTTATCCCATTCTATAGTAACTGTATCATTATCAGAATTAAAATTTATGCGTGCTGTAATATTATAATTAGGTATTGGTGAAGTAGAATTAGGTTTATATGTAAATATTGTAGGGTCGCTTGTTATAAAACCTCCTGGAAATATTGCTGCAATAGTTAAAGAATAAGGAGTATTATTTGTTAAACTAAGTGTTGTTATATTTGATGATGAATTAAATGATTGTAATATATTATTATAATTTCTTAGTTCATAACCTGTTATATAAGAACTATTTTTTATAGGTTTGTCCCATTGTATAGTAGCTACAGAAGTATCATTATTTATATTTATGCGTAGATTAATGGGCATACTAGGTATTAGTGAAGTAGAATTATCAGTTTCGTTTGTAAAGAGATCCATGTGTTAATTATATATTAAATATTAGATTTAATTATCTTATTAATACTTTATTTTAAAAGATTAGTTATATAAAATCAATATTAAACTTTATGATTAAGAACTAATAAATATCAATTCCTAATGATTATAAAGCAGAAGTTTTAACTGTAGAAGAAGCTTTAGAAATTATAGCTGATAAAAATGGAACTATAAGTAAACCACAAGCAGATAAAAAATTAACTAAAAAAAATATAGAAATATAAATTTAATAAAATTTATGTATCTAATAATTTATTTATTCAGATTCAGTGCTTTCTTTAGTATCACAAAAATTTCCAATAGTTGCATATTTATAGATTATATAAATATAAGGAAAAAAGATAGCCATGAAGAAACCTCCAAAGCTAAAACCTTTATTACATTTAAAAGAAAGATAAATTGCAAATAGTGTTGTAATAAAATGAAAAATATTATATATAGTTTTAAATGGGTTAGAATTATTATTTTCATTATTATAAGGAAGACAAACAGGGCAATCAGTAATTCTTGGTATACTAGGAATAGATGGAGTAGAAGTGACTGGTGGAGTAGAAATGACTGGTGGAGTAGAAATGACTGGTGGAGTAGAAATGACTGGTGGAGTAGAAGTGACTGGTGGAGTAGAAGTGACTGGTGGAGTAGAAGTGACTGGTGGAGTAGAATTGATTAGATTTTGTGAAGTATCTATGTTTGTAAAAAAATCCATATTGATTATTATATTAAATATTAGATTTTATTTTAATAATTTTTCTTAACTTTTTTTAATTTGTTACTTTATTTTCAAGTGATTCTTTTAGTAGTTTATTAACACGAATTATTAACCAACCATTTACTCCATCAAGTTTATTTATATATTCACGCATTTTATCTTTATTTGCTGAATATCCACGTTGAACTTCACGATAAAGAGCTAATAATGTTTCATCATATTCAGATGAAGTAACCGTATAATGATAAATACCATCACTAATTACAGAATTAAATGTGTTATCATATTTATATATATCTTTAATATATTTATACCAGAGATGAGGAGGCAATTGGGCAAGTGTAACACTCCAATGATGAATAGGTTGTTTATTATTTTTACTAGAACGAGGAATTACAGCTCGCCAACCATTTGCATAATCATCTTGAGTTAGTGGCTTACAAATTACTTTTTCAATACCTTCCATATAATAAGAAATTTCAGATTGTTTTGAAACTTTCTGATGATTTACTTTATAATGACCAAATGGAAGTTTTTCTCTTTTTATTTTTTGTACATTTTCATCCACATTTTCTTTAATTGATACCATTTATATATTAATTTAAATTAATATAATTTTAAATCATTTTTTTATTATTTAGAAAAATGATTTTAAATATTATTATAATAATGAATTCTTATAAGAAAAATCAAGTTACCCAATCGGAATTAATTAAATGGAAATCTAATCCAGAATTAAATCCAAGAACTAATAGAAAAATTACAGAAAAAGGAGAAATATATAATTATTTAAAAAATTGTTATGATAAAGAATTTTCAAATAAATTAATTGAATACTCATTAGATGATACAATAGATGATAAGGACCCAATTTCATTAGCAGTTTTTTGGATTGAAGAATATGGAAAGAGAAAAGTTATGTATACTGATATTTCTTCTTTAATTTTTTATAAAGATTCATATAATTTAGTTAGATGTTTTGAAAGAGAATCATTAGAATATTTAAAAGCACATAAGATTACCAAACATCCAATTACAATGGAAGAAATCCCAAATGATGTTTTTAAAAAAATATGCGCTAAAGATTTAGAAAAAGAAAGAAAAAGAAAAACTAATAATGAAATTGCTTTTGATATATTTCAAAAATTATCATCTTTATCTATTTTTATTGATTCTGAATTATTTATGCATTTAAGTAAAGAAAAATTAATTAAATTTAATAATGAAATAAGTGATATATATAAAAAAAATTTTTCTAGTTATCAATTAAAAGAAATTTCAAATAGAATTCTTTTTTCAAAATGCAATAATGAATTAGTATCAATGTCAATTGATAGTATTCAAAATTATTTATTACGTGATATTGATGATCTTTTATCGGTTAAAAAAGAAAACTTAAAATATATGTGTAATTATTTATTAGTTGGTTCATTAAGTATTGTAATTCCAAAAGTTCGAAAATTATATCCTGATATTTGTTTTAATTTTATAATTTAACAATTGATAATAGTATAAATACATTCAAGTAATCCTTTAGAATTTTTATTAAATTCTAGATAAATATCAGGTGAAGTATAAGTGGTATATGTTGCTGAATGATTAATTATAATTTTTGCATTTATTAGTTCATTGATATTGTTAGCATTTAATATTGAAACACTTACTTGTTCTATTTTTTGATATACAATAGAATCACTGGATGATATTAGATTGCCTTGATTATATTTTTTAATTTTTCTGATAGTGTTAAGTTTGTTATTATTATCTTTTAATATTATCTCAAAAATAAATATTTGTGAATTATTATCATTATTTGTAAAAAGACATTTTGAATTTTCTTGGGTTTTCTTTTGAATAGTATATATAATTTCACTCATTACTATTAAAAAGAAAAAACTAAATATTTTTTAATTAGGTGGCGATATACACATTTTAGAAAAATCAAAACCAATAAATGATGAACGACAGAATGTTAAACCAGCTGAATTCTGTGAAAATTCAATATATATTTCATTTTCACGTTGAATATAGGATGATTGTTCTTGATTAATTGTACCTGTTAATTCATAATTAAAAGTTGTATCATAAGGAAATTTTGTAACAACTAGTTTAAAATCTTTAATATCTGAATATTTTATTTTGTCATTTACTTCAATTAATTCTGTATGTTTTCCATTTTCAAGTTTTATAAAAATTTTTTTATTATTAGAGTTTGGATTAATTGTAAGATTAAAAAAATATTTTTGAAATCTATCATTTGGATTAAAGGAGTGAGATGATTTTAAATATTGAATAGAATTTGAAATTGGTATTGGAATAGTTTTAATTGCAGACATATATATAGGCTTATTAATAATAAGATAATAATTTTATATTAATTTTTTTCAAACATATTATAATTATAAATGAGTATTCTACATCAAGAAGAATATAATTGTCTTACGTGTCATATTGTGGGTTTAAATCCTTTAATTAAAAAAGAATTAATTGAAGAATTAAATAAAAAAGTATTTAATCCTGTTGATCTAGATGAAATAAATCAACAAATAATTAATGATAATGAAATGAATAAAATGTATACACAATATCAAAAATTTAAAGATACTAAAAATGATAAATTTAAAGAGTTAGAAAAAAAAATGACATTTTATTGGGAAAATAAATTTTTAGAATTATTAAATGAAAAAGTAAAAATAGATAAAAAAAATATACTAATTGGACAAAGCAATCATTATAAATATTTAAATAGAAAAATTAATTTAAATACACCAAATAAATTTATAATTCAATCAACCGAAAATGATATAAAAAAATTAATTCAATATAATTTAGAAACTTATAAAGAAGATATTATTAATGGTAAATTTCCATTAGAATATTTAGATTTAAATTTTCTTTCTAAAAAAAAAGATACTTTATCGCAAACATATCTTAAATTTGGATATTTAGAAAAAGATTATAAACAACTTAAAACAATATTAAATTTATTAGAAACAAAAATTATTGATATACCTGGATTATGGATGGCAATGAAAGAACCATATAATATTGGTTCTAAAATTCATCCAAAGAAAAATGATAAATTATTAAGTTATATTGATCCAACAATGGCTTTATTAGGAGCTTTTAATTTTGAAAAAGATGAATTAAGTAAAAATTATAATGGAAAAGAAATAAAAATTAAAGAATTAAAACCAGACGCTTTAAATAAATTAAATTCAGGTAGATTTTTATATTTAGTTGGTAAAGAAACTTTTATACCTCATGAAAAAGGTGCTAATAAAAAATTCTTTAGTCAAAATCCAGTAACTATATTACAAAAAGAAAAAATTTCTAATGTATATAATTATCTAATTGATAATAAAGATATTAAAGATAAATAAAAAAAATACTTTTTATCAAAAAAGTTTTTGTTTACCGGGAAATACGAGCGAACGACTGCAAGTAGATGAGTTTTCGTTTGGCTCATCTGGGGTCTTCCGTTTTGCTAGCGCTCTTGGTGCTTTTGGTGCTCCTGGTGCTTTAAGCTCATTAGGCGGTTTAGGCTGCTTAACAGGTGAATTATACGATGCAGATGATAGAAAGGACTCGGGCAATTGAAAGGACTCGGGCAATTGAAAGGACTCGGGCAATTGAAAGGACTCGGGCAATTGAAATGCGGACATTGTATTTTTGTGCTTAATATATATATATATCAAAACCTATAAATGGTTTAATTTTCAATTTTTTCATAATAATTTTATAAATTAAACCATACATTTATAGAATTATCTTCAAATTTTTTAAACTTAAATACTTTTAATAATTCACGTGGTAAAGAATTATTCATTTCTTTATAATTTTTAACTGATATCTCATAAGTTTCTGTACTGACTTTTGGTTGTTTAAATGATAAATGACCATCTATAATATCTTCATAACGATTATTATATTGTGGAACATCTGTCTTATTTGTAATTGTGTTAATAATATTTTGAATATCATCTATATTTAGAATAATAAATTGTTCTGGTTTTGTTTTATCTACATAAAAAATAAAACCAGAATCAAGAAATATAGGTTTATTATATGTTTTTACATTATCAATAATCTTTAATATACTGCTTTTTTTTAACATATGATATCCCATTGAATGCATAATTTTAAGAATTACATTACTATAAATTAGTTTTGGTTGATTCTTAAATGGTATAATGAATCCAAATCGTCCAATTTTAACTTCAGAAATCCAAGGATTAATAATATATTCTTGAATATATTCTCCCCATTCATTTGACTGATTACCTAAATCTTTAAGTTTTAAACGCCATGATTGAGTAAATACATTGTCTAAAAGTGGAAAGATTTCAAAACGCATTTTACCACGACGTGACCATTTTGGTGTAGTGTCTAAAAAATATGGAATGTTTTGAGAATGGGCTAGTTTAAAAATTTCATACTTATGAAAATCAAGAAATGGACGATATATATTTACATTATGAATAGTACTATTTTTTTTCATTACTTCCATATCAAGAATATTACTTCCCTTCATAGAATTAGTAAAAATATTTTCAATAATATCATCTTTATGATGAGCTACAAAAACACCACTACATTGTGTTGATTCTATAATTTGTTTATATAGATTAAAACGGATTTTACGGGATTCTTCTTCAAACTCTGTTCGAGGACATGAATTTTCTTTTTTTCTAGAATACCCATTTACTTTTGTTATATAAACTTTTATATTATATTTATTACAATATTCTATCAAAAAACTTATTTCTTTTTGTTGTTCATCTCGCTGTGAGTAATCAATTGATGCTGCAAAAATTGGAAAATAATTATCTTTTTCTTCTCTTAATTTGATTAGACATGCCAATAATACCATTGAATCAACACCTCCGCTTAGACTTACAATAGCCCCATTTTTAACACAAAATTTTTTTAGAGAATTATATAAATTATTTTCTATAGGAATACCAGATATATTTTCTTTACCAAAATAATAATTTTTTGGGCTTTCCAAAAGATTTTGTTTATCTAAATAATAATTTTTTGGGCTTTCCAAAAGATTTTGTTTATCCAAAAGATTTTGTTTATCTAAATTTTGATTATATTTCATTACTATTTTGAAAATAAAATAGGCTGTAATAAAAGTAAAAATTAGCCATATATAATAGTAATTAATAAATGGCATTTTATATATAAAAAACACACATAATAATAAATAATTTTCAATTTTTATAATTAGTTGAAATCGTAATCTAATATTTTTTTAGTATCTATTTGTTCATTTGTTGATAAAATAATAACATATGTATTTTGTATAGTTTTATTTTTTGATAACTTAAAATTATGATCAATATATGTAAAATTTTCTTTTGCAATCATTCGAGTAACTCTATGAAATTCAGATTCTGTTATCTTTTTAATAATTTCAAAGTCTCCATAATTTATATTTTGATATGATAAATTGTTAATAAAATTTTTTTTCCCTTCTAAATCCCAAATAGGGATTGTAATAATAAAAGTTAAATCATTTTTATTTTCTTTTGCTTGTAGTAAAAAATGTAATGATTTTATTAAAGCAGTTTCAATTATATATTTTTGATAAGGTGGATTCATTCCAAATGTTCCTTTTTTAGGTATTAAATTATAAAAACTACCTACTGAACCAAAATATTGTTCAATATCTTGATAAATTGAACAGTAATGATTAAATGTATTATTAATTGTAGATGCAAAACATTCAAAATTTAAATTATAATCTTGTTTCATTTGCATCATAATATCAGATTTAACTCCTAATTGATGATTATTAGAACCAAGTAATTGATATCTAAATAATATAATCCATATCATATCATCCATATTTTTTTTTCCTGTATAATTATTTTTTAATTTATTATATTCATCAAAAGGTATTAATAAATTATCTAAAATATTAAGAAGGCGTTTATCTTTTATTTCAAATTCTAAATCTATATTATATTTAAAAAAATCATAATATTCTTCATTTCTTTTTTGTTTTATTTTTATTTTATTTATAATATATTTATTTTTATTTTCAAAAAAATAAGTTGATTTTTTATAATTAGATAATAATTTATGTTGATCATTAAAAAGTTTAATTAAAAAATTAATTAATACTATTATTAAATCATTTGATTCTTTTATATTTTCATCATATTTAACTAAATCATTTAAAGTATTTATTAACGATTGTGTTTCTGTATAATTATTAGGTAAAAATGGATCAATAGTAGAATCAAAATTATCAGAAGCATACAGTGTAAATATCCAAGAAGAAAGTAAATTTGTTAATGTTCGTGGAAATGATTTTTTTATACTAAAAATTTTTGTACCAAATAATAAAGTTGATTTATTGATAAATTCTTTAATAATAAAACAAAATAATTTTCCTCTATATAATTCTATAATAATACTAGTTTCATTTGTTGAATTTACACTATATTCAAACTCAATATTATTATCAATATAAGAATGTAATTCATAGACCATTATTATATTTAAATATGTTTCTTTATATTTATTTATAAATAAATAAATATTCAGGTTTTACCAAATTATATAATGTCTTTTATAAATAATCTTCATATTCATTAATAAAATCTTCCCATAAGTGTCTAATGATTTCATAAGACATGAACTTTTGTCTCTTTCTATAATTATAATTTTGATAACTAAGCCACATACCAAGTTTTTTTATCTCTTTATTTTCACAAAATCTTGATGGTTTTTTATTATTATTATCTATATATTTTTTAACTTTGTCTAAAGTTAATTTCCATATTTTTATGTTATCTTTCGATAGTGATGATGGCGATCGTGGCGATCGTGGTAGTGGTGGTAGCGATGGTGATGGTGCTACCGATAGCAATTGTGTTTGTAATGGTGTTGGTGTTAATGTTAATGTATTTAGAAAATTAAGCAGATTATCCATGTGTTTCTTGGATTTGTATCTGTTGGTTAATTATTTTACAACATACATAAATACTTAAATTTTCAATTTTTTATATTTATTTATAAATATGTAGTGTTTTACTAAATTATAAATATATTATATTAAATATGTTTTAATTAAAATAAATTTTATATTGATCAATAAAATCTTCCCATAATTTTCTAATTGTATTATTTGACATAATGTGTTCTTGTTTTTTATAATTGTATAGTTGTTTGCATAGCCACACACCATGTTTTTTATATTCTTCATTTTTATCTACTGACGATGGTCTTTTTTTATATTCATTGATATATTTTTTAACCCATTCTAATCTTATTACCCATTCTTCTTCATTAGAAATAAAATATTCTTTATATTTGTCATCATTAATAAAATCTTCCCATAATTCTCTATATATTTCATGTTTCATATTTTTGATTTTATATTTATAATTTGTTAGTTGATTACTTATCCAAGCACTATGTGTTTTTACATCTTCATTTACATCTTCATTTTTATCTTCTTTGGATGGTCTCTTTTTATATTCATCTATATATTTTTTAACCCATTCTAAAATTTTTATCCATTTTTTTATGTTATCTTCCACTAGTGATGATGGCGATTGTCGTAGTGGTGGTACCGATGGTGGTACCGATAGAAATTGTGTTTGTAATGGTGTTTGTAATGGTGTGGATAGCAATGGCGATGGCTGTGTCCAAACCAGATTATACATATTCCTAATTTTATTTATAATTGCTTTTATTGACGCTAATTTTACGCGTGCTGTTATAGTTCTTGTTCTTTCATTATGTCTTAGTAGTTTTACTATATTAATCCACCATCCATCATTCATTTCTCGTTTTTCCATTAATTTAAGCATCTGTTGTATAGAGTCAAGCGATTTCAATGTAGTAGTTACATTATTTCTTTCTTCATTTAGAAGTGTCTCTAATTTTTTTTTTATTACCTTATTTATTAATTCTTTACAATTAAATGCTATTATTGTCGCATCTACATCTTTGTCTAGTGCTGATGCAAGTGCATCTGGATTACGCATTGTGTGTTTTGTGTGATTAATTATTTTATAATATACATAAAATAATTAAATTTTCAATTTTTTTATATTTATTTATAAATAAACAGGTTTTACCAAATTATATAATGTCTTTCATAAATAATCTTCATATTCATTAATAAAATTTTCCCATAATTTT